TCTAATATGGGTCTAATATGGTCTAATACCATCTTATATATTTTTATAAATGTTGTTGTTTTTTTTTTTCAGGAGGGTGTTTTTCTAAAAAAAAATGGTCAAAAGTGGGATATGAAGTCCTCTAAATCTTAAAACATCTTATAAACTAATAATATTTTAATTTTTTATCTAATACAAACTAATGATATCTTATATAAAGTATTTAAACAAATTGTGCCATAGTAATACAATATGGAAGAATTCAAATATATTTTAGAAAATCAAACACTATGGGCTCAACAATATAATGAACAAGAAAAGGTAAGAAAAGCAGAAAAGCTAAAAGAAAATAGAGAGAAAGATTGGTATGGTAATAGTAAAGAGTATAGAAGAGAATGGAATAGATTAAACAAGCGTAAATACATAAAACAAGCGAGTAATGTTTGTAAAGATTACTAAATTAATCAGCAAACCTACGGTTTTCCGAACCTTTCCCTTTAAAAGTATGGGGTCATAGGGGAACTGTCGTTCATTTAGATTTTCGCTCTTCAATATAAAATGGAGCTTCTGCTATTGAACTGCCCATTTTTTCCATATCAGAAGCTAACTCCTTCTTCTTAATAATACCATCACCATATTTTTCAGTTAGAAATGAATGCCTCATCATATTTATAGATTTTCCTGATGTTGAGCCAAATATCTTATTTAGTCTTTGGTTTAATTGGGGCGAAGAAAGTTGATTACCATTAATATCAAATAATAAATAGTCCGTAGGATTGATTTTTATCCATTTTGTTAAAATGGCTTTTAAATCTTTTGGAAGTTGAACTCGTTGCTGTCCAAATTTCGCTGTCTTAAATGCGTTAAATACTAACTCGTTTTTATCAATAAAGTTATCAGTTTCTTTATTTATGTTTTTTATTTTAAAGTGAGTAAAATCCTTTGCCCTTCTGGGACAAATATATTGAGAGCCTAGTAAGGAAAGAATGATATATAATTGTATTTGTTGTAGGTTCGTATTGTTAAAATCTTTTGATTTATAAATAGCATCTGCTTCTTTTTTAAGACCTTTTAAGACATTAATAATTTCATCTTGACTAACCCAATTTTCTTCGGTATTTTCTGACATCACTTGTTTGTTTGTTTCCTTCTTGATTGATTTCGCATCTAATAGCATTTGTTGCCGAAAAGCATTATTATCAAATAAAACCGTTAGAGCAGATAATACCGGTTTTCTTCCGACTTCAGATTTATTCGCCAAAAGAAAGTCTAATACTGTCTTATCCTTATTTAGTTTCATAATCGTATTGTGTGTTAATTGCTCAGTAGGATACATAGATTTAAAAAGTGAACCAACAGTAGATGCGTAAGTTTTGATTGAACCATCAGATAAATCTGGACGAATTTTGCTAAACAATTCCTTTAATTCGGTCATATATATATTGCCAACATTTAATTTTAGATTATTAATCATTATCTTATAAGATAGTATAAGATAATGTCTTTAAGTAGTTTTTTAAACGAAAGAAGGAACAGATAGAAGTTTTGCTAAATCTGCCTTAAGTTCCTTCTTGCTCTTCCCTTTAGGTGCCTTAACTTCTTTAGGAAGCCCCTTCTTCAGCATAGCTTTGTAGGACAAGGGTGCTTTTGCTTTTGCGGGTTCCTTAGTGGCTCTGTATCCTTCCTTACAGGCGGGAGTGCTCAAGGCACATCCATAAGATAGATTGTTTTCGGCGGCGAATTTCTTAACATAATCAGTCCAAACGGTCATCGTTGCTATATATATTCCTTAATATTTTAAATTTAAAAGTTAGTGGATATTTTTGGTTTTTTAAAAAACTGTTTTAAGACAAATTCATTATGTCCGTCCATATCATTTTCTTTTCTTTGGTCTTTAAACATATCTAAAAAAGTTTCGGTATCAGTATATAAATCCTTACTCCTATTACCAGCTGAATTAATCCAGTGAAGGAAAGCGCAACAAGCCCAACCACAATAGTTGTCTGTAATGCCTTGAATATCTTTTCCACAACTTGCTAAAGATTTGCCACAGAATTTCTTAATATCTTCTGGTGGTCCGACGCCATAACTGTCCATATAAATCCCCTGTATTTTCCCGTTAGGATATTTGTTCATCTGGAAGCAAACCCAGTGAGTTCCTCCGTTAGGTTCGCCAGTTGTTTCATCAAATTCATCTTCTAAATTAATAATGTAGCCCTTATTAAATACTAAAGGTTCTTCACTTAATTCAGATTTAAAACATATTCGTTCTAAAGGGAAATTCATTCTTTTTGATAAATCGCTCAAATTTGCGTCAGTCAACATTTATATAAGAAGATATAATATTCGGATTTATTGAACGAATACTGGTCTTATATTGTCTTATATTGTCTTATATTACCAAAGCAAGGCAAACGCATAATAACTACGGCTACCCTCCCATTCATCGCCTAATTTATCTATTTCCTTCATATGACGCTTCCAGTATAATTCGCGGCGCTTATCAGCGTAACCATTAGGAACTTCACCATTCTTTTCCATTTCTAAATATGTTGGATAATCGCCTTTTGATTTTCCATCACCAACATAGGTAATAAAAACTCCGTTCCAATCGTAAACTTCTAACTTGTATTTAGGGTTGTCTGATGGAAATATTTTGACACCTAACTTTTTTGCTCTTTTATAGATTAGAGGCTTAATATCATACATTATATATACTAAATGATATTAATTTTTGAATTATAACGCTCCATCAGCATTTAAATTCCTCATACTATCAGTCTTCATAGGTTGAGCTTTCAGTTCTAATTCTTCTGCTTTTACTTCTGCTTCTGTATCCCTATGTATTTTACAACAGCCCCAGCAAAAAGATATATCTTCACATTTACTTTTTAAACAATATCTAATACTTAATCCAACCATACCAGACCCTAAAGTCGCTAAAGATAAGATAAGAGTTCCTGACATATATATATATACTCAACCTTTAAAAAAGGTTGAACCAAATGAAAAGTATAACAAAATCATAAAATTATAACAAAAAAAGGAAGCAACGCCAGTCCCTTTGGACCTTGGTTTCCTTAATTTGATACCATAAATTTAACTAACAAAAGTTTGATACCATAAGGCAGCAACACATATAAATGATGTTTGAAATTGTGTAGCAGATAATTGAACGCTTATAACTTGTGTATTAACAGCAGATACAATACTACTACCACCTCCTGTTACATCAAAAGTAATAATACCTGTTCCTTGTCTTCTTTTAAAAAGAATTTGTGTTCCATCATTAACACCTGATACCGGTAAAGGTAATGTAATTGTTCCAGTAGTTGTTCCTGAAATATTTATTATATTAAAGTATTCTAATGGAAATGATAAACCAATTGTTCCGCTTATTGTAAGTGCGGAATATCTTGGAGCATTAGAAAATTGACAAACTCCATCATCCCTAGCAGTAAAAGCAACAACATTTTTAGGGGATATAGTAATTAAACCAGTTGAACCAGCAGGACTTCTTATTGATAAATTATTATTAGCCACAGCATCAATATTTACAACAGATGTTAAATTAGAACCATTTACATTTATTCCACCTGTTCCAAGTGTAATATTTGTAACTCCTCTATTACCGAATTTAAGGTCTTGTGATGATGTATTAAGAGTAGGATTTGAACCGCTAAAGTTCAAAATAGAGGTATTTGGAGCAAAACTTAGTGTTGAACTTGCGTAGGGGTTTGAAACACCAGATACGGGGCCCATTATAAAATTGCGACTTATTCCTCCCGCTGAATCATTAATTATATCTATATTTGTTGTTGTTCCTGAATTACCAGTAATACTACAATTCAACTCATTAAAAGTAGGGTCATATGTAACTGTTGAAGTTTTTAAAGCACTTTGACCTGTATTAGTAGTTGACATAACCAAGTAATTACTGATTGCGACAGTTGTTCCTAAATCAACATTTAAAGCATTATTGGCGACTGCCGAAGTTCCACTAATATCAGCTATAATAGTATTTGAAAAAGTTTTAGTTCCTGTAATAGTTTGCGTTCCGTTAACATTTACAGCAGTTCCAACCACAGCATTAATAGGTATAGTTCCCGCAGTAATTGAATTACCGCTCATAATAGGAGGAGATGAAAAAGTAGCAATACCAGCACTATTAATTGTCAATCTATTTACGCTTTGTGTTCGTAATTGTATTGAACCGGTTGATGTTAAATTAGTGTTTATTGTCATATTACTATTAAAACCACTTGATGTTTGAATATTACCACCATCTAAAGACAAAATAGCCCCAGGAGCCTTGATATTTAAATTTCCAACAGCAACTGTATTTAAACCCGGCGTTATTTCAACAAATGGTGAAGTGTAGAGTGTTTGAGGAGAAGCGCCAATACTTGATGTTGCCATAACCGGATAATACACCCCACCTACATATGATGTAGTTGATACTGATGATGCGTTTAAATTTGTTAGACCAGACCCATTACCAGCTAATCCACCGTTGAATGTATTACTACCAGTCCAAATATTATTCAAGTTCAATAAATCAGGAGCTTGTTGAAAGGCGAATGAAGTCAGTATGGAAGAATAATCGTCCGCATTTTGAAAAAAGATGTTACCAGTTTTGGTTGAAGCCGTATTACTAACAATAAATAGTTTCATTCCAATTCCAACAGTTCCAACAGGTAAAACTTGAGCGGGAAATGTTCCTGAAACAGACGAAGCACCAACTAAAGGGCTAATGACATTTAACAAAGCACTAACAGGAGAAGTATAAAAAATCACTTCTACACCTGAGGCATTAAAATGAGTAAGAGTATATTGAAGGGCTATATGACCTTGGTCGGCAGAAGTATCCACATTTGAATAACAAAGCAAAGTCCATAATCCAGACGGAATAGATAAAGGGATATTGAGGACTGTAAGAGTGTTAAAAAATCCAGCGATAAGTTGAGGTGTTGTAGTTGAAACAGTAAATGGAACAGTTGATGGAGTTAGCACTTGAAGAGGTGAAAGTTCTTTGTAAGTAATTGAGGCAGGAGCAGGAGTTGTAAAAGTATTGCTATAGTTTAAGAACAATTGATAAGAAGTTAAAGAAGCTTGACTATCAACATATAATTTGTTACATAAATCGTTGTCACTTGATGGAGCAATAGGACAGTGCGGGGGAGAAATTAGAGAATTAAAATTAACAACACCTGAAAAATCGGCATCATCAGCGTTGATAATACCAGCAAAAGAAGTAGAAGATGCTACACTTGTAGCAACGCCAGTTCTTTTTAAAAATAATAGATTAGCTTCATTAGCACTAATTCCAGCATCATCTTCATTAAAAACTGAACTGTCAAAAGTAGGAAGATTAGCGGTTGGTGGAAAATACCCAGACATTATATATTTAAACCTATATTATATTTTAGGAATTTAAACCTAAATTAAAATATTGGTATAAATATAATGCCTCCTAAAGAACAATCAAAAACAAAAGTGATTAATTTTTATGAAAAGATGCCAAAAGATATGTTAGATGATGCTGACAATCCGAATTTTAATGTCCATCATATTAAATTGCCTTTTAGAATGGTAATAGTAGCTCCAAGTGGAAGTGGTAAAACAAATTTCTTAGCAAATCTGCTATATGTATTTAGTTCTGGAAAAAAAGGTTCGTTCACAGATATAACAATTCTGACTAAAAATGCCGATGAGCCAATTTATAATTTCTTGACCAAAGAAACGGATGGTGCTATTTCAGTAAAAGAAGGTTTAGAACATCTTCCTAATCTTGATAAAATGGACAAAAAACAGAATCACTTAGTAGTTTTTGATGATTTACAGCTTCTAAAAAATCAAGACCCTATTATGAACTATTATATCCGAGCTAGAAAGAAAAACTGTTCAGTTTGCTATTTGGCGCAAAATTATTATCAAATTCCTAAAATTATTCGTTGTAACTGTTCTTATTTAGCAATTTTAAAACTGAGTGGAGCCCGAGATGCGCGAATGATATTATCAGAGCTTGGATTAGGTTTGGAAAAAGAGCAACTAATAAAAATGTATGAATATGCTACAGATACTAAATTTAGTCCATTTTTGATAGATATGGAAGAGCAGGATATGACAAAGAAGTTTAGGAAGGGTCTTGATGAGTGGTTAGACCCCTCTGAGTATATTTAATAGGGGTTTATACTATAAGACCCTATAAGACAGAGGGAAATGGCGAGGGGACCCTTGTTTCCAGCTTCGGCTATATATTCCTATATTAGAAATAAAAAACACTTTTGTTTTTTATTTTTGTTTCTTGTTTCTATACAACCTACCTCAGAATATCCCCTCTATGTCCTCTACTCCCTCTACTTTATACTATTATTACTATTTTTAAAGAAATATAAGAAATAACTAAGGGTCCTCCCTGTGATATTATGTAAATATAGTTAAAAATGAGAGTGGGAGTTCGCAGAGGACCTTAATTTTAGATTATCAAAGTCCTCTAATTTGATAATATTTATTTAGAGACATATACTATAATGCCGAAATTTACAAGCTATAAAAACAAGTTTAATGCTAAATATGGTTTTGAACCAGATACTCCACATTCCATCGCAGAAATAGCAAAAATAACTGGATATAAAAAGTCTGGTTTAGAAACAATTTACGATAAAGGTATAGGAGCGTATAAGACAAATCCTCAATCAGTTCGTCCGCAAGTCAAATCACCAGAGCAGTGGAGCCAAAGTCGCATTTATAGTGCTGTAATGGGAGGAAAGGCTGCTCGGGTTGATGCGGCACATTTAATTAAGGAAACTAAGGTTAAGGAATAATCTAATATAATCTATTACTCGTTTAGAATATAAAAGTAATTTAATTTAGTAATATAAATGAATACTTTTAACTCTATACGAACAAAAAAGAAAGATATTGAGATGGGATTAACAAAGGAAACAGAGGTGATGCCAATTTTAATGAAACATTTTGGAGAAGAATTGATTAAGACAACGGATACATATTGTCCTTATGATTTTGAAGCAGTTACATCTAAAACAAGATATGAGCTAAAGTCTAGAAGATGTAATTACAATACTTATTCAACAACAATAATTCCAGTTTCCAAGTGTCAAGGTGAAACTCCACTCTGTTTTGTATTTCACTTTATTAATGGATTATACTATATTTATTACAACGAACATTTATTCAGCACATTTAATATCAAGCAAGTAAAAACACAGAGAGACGGAGTGTGGGGACAAAGTAAAGCTCATTACGAAATTCCGATTGACCAATTAGTTCGGATACTTATTTAATATTGTCTTATATTGTCTTATAGTATATATTCGTTTAATTTGATTGAATATTTTCTTGCCATATATAAATGCCGTTTAGTATGGAAAATTTCAAAAACAGAGAAGTTTTAGAGAAACTTCAAGTTATTATTTTAGCACAAATGAATAAAAATCCTCTGGGTTGTTTTAAAAATTTGACAGCTGGTGAACGAAAAAAGTATAATATAGCACTTAATACATATATTAATACTTCCCTTTTAAAAGAGGATTGGGAACTTAAACTTCAAACTGATTTTAATACTATTTGTATTGATGATATATTTAATGAGAGGTTCAAAGCAGAACATAATATGTTTGGTTGTTCTATTGATACAGATATCAAAGAACTTAGAGAGACATCTGAACCTTTAGGTAATTAATTAAAGCTATATATAATAATTTTTTATATTTTGTTATATATATTATGAACCCTCAATCCGCGGGAAGAACTCCAAATCAAGCAAATACTTATCGCGAACAATATATCGCATCACTAATGTTAGATATTTCAAATATGGCTAAAACCCTAAATGCTTCAAGAGGTATTGTAACAACTGGTGAAAGTGGTGCCCCTCCAGTAGATGGAAGAACTATAACTGAGAAATATGCTGATATTGATAGTTTGAAAGTAATGCTAAGAGGTCAATTGAAAGAAATTACTGATGGTCAGAATGCTCAAGATATTGTATATGAATTAACAACCAACGAACTAGAGTTCTTAGCTGGTCAAATTCCGTTCGTTATTGCTGATTTGAAACCTAAGTGGAGGCTAGGAATTCCAGCAGAAGCATTCATTCCTTATCTAAGAAAACTAATGAGAAAGAGTATTGAAACCCAAGGGGTTGAATATGGTTTACAAGAAGGCGGAGGTGTAGGATTACCACCACCTGGAGTTAATAACATAATGCCTGTAGAAGCATTTCAACAATTTATGTATGATTTAGATGATATTTTAGCAATTCCAGAAGAAGGTGAATTACAGAGTGTAGGAAGTTTTGGTCCTTCATTAGCGCCGAGCGAAGCATCATCAAGATATAGTCAACCTCGGATTGATTTTGGAACTCAGTTTGGAGCGCCTCGTCCTCCTAGAAATATAAGACCCAGTATTTTAAAAATGAGAGATATGATACATCGCGATATGATGAGAATTATTGATGCTTACCCTAGCAGAGAAGATGAAGAACTAATTGCTAATTTTCCTGACCCATTTTTAGTAGAAAATTGGCAGGCAACTGTAGCTAGTTTTGCGGATACATTACCTAATTTACAACAGATGAGACAATATGGTAATGAGCTAGAACAAGCTATAAGAGATGATAATCAAGGTGAAGCAGAAGATATTATCAGAGAGTGGAGTGCTATTGTGTCAAATGTAGATTATAATCAGATGGAAGATGCGAAAGCTTTAATTAGAGAAGCTAGATTACAGCAATTTGAAGAGCTTGAAGAGCCACTTCCAGACCCAACTGCTTTAGATGAAGACGATTTATCCAGTTATTTTTCTAAAATACAATCAGCACCAACAACTGTTACTAGTTTTACTGGAAGGTCACCAGAAATACAATCTTTTACAGGAACAGAAGAAAATTTATCGGCTATGACTGAAATGCCTGAGCTTCCAGAAGATGTAATTCCAATTATTTCATATCAAGATTTTACAAGATTACCTTTACGGCAAAAAAGAGATTATCTTACAACAATAGGTGAAGTAATTCCAAATGGAGCATTAGAAGAATTTTTTGATGAACTCGTAGAGGGAGCTGGAAGTATATTTGAAGAAGATATTTTAGATAGAATAGACAAAGTATATCCAACAGATGAAGGTGCTGAAGGAGGTAATTCTGAGGATTGTAATGCTATTTATGGAGCTATGTTACAAAGTCAAGTTTTAGGAATGAATGTAGGAGATATTTTACTAGATGAGCCCGATGAAATCGCATCATTACCAGCATCATTAGTGCTTGCTGTTTCACCGGAAAAGATGGCTCCCATAGAACCATTAATATCAAGAGAAGAATTTGCTCAACGAAGTGCTGAAAAAGCTGGTAATCCAGAAATAACTCCTCAAGGTGTAGCAGAATTAGAATTAACTCCTCAATATAGGTTTAGTGGTAATGGTTTATACGGAATGTGTTCTGGTAGAGGTTGTGGTAATATATGTTGTAGGGACAGTAAGAAAATGAAAGCTGGAAAACTGCCTTCTGGTAAAAAAAGAAATATAATAATGGGGCGAGGATTATTAGTTCCAAAAGTAACTTCTAAAGTTGTTCCTAATAATATAGACTTATCTTTAGGTGTCAAAGCTGAACCAGCTTATATTTCGTTTGGAAAGCATTTAATAAATAAACATCGGTTACTAAAAGATGATGTATTAATGCTAAGAACTATGAAGGGAGGAGCAATTATGAATATTCCAACTCAAAAAATTTCCAAAGGATTATCTAAAGTTCTTAAGACAATAATAGGTGGAGGAAATCCAGATTTTGAAAGTTTGAATGTATTAACAGATGGCGATAAAGAAGTGCTATATAATATTTCAAAAACATCGCGATTATCGCATTCAGTTCCCAACCCAAACAAAACTTCCCAAGAGCAAGAGGATACAAGATTTGAAATTCTAAGAGGACAGATAGCATCTGGACAAGATAACAAAGAAGCTATAAAAGAATTCAAATTATTGTTAATAAAAATGATGAACCAGAAGCGCATTCCAAAGGGGCAAGGAATTGATATTTTAACCGAGATGGCGGCGATGGGATTATAAGACGCTATTAGACGCCCCCCATTAATTTAAACTATAAATTTTAAAATATTATGTAATATATATATATGTATTTTCCCACCATTATAAATCCTAAAGATTTTAAAGTCCAGACTGCTTCCCAGCAACCGCCTTTTTATTTTGGAGCGTCAAATGTTCCACTCACTTTAGGAATAAGTCGTCCAACAAGAAGTCAAATAAGATTAAGAAAATTAGTAAAAAAGAGATAAATAAAATGTTGTAGTAGTATATAATGCCTTCCACTATTACTTTAACTGGAGCAAATGTTGTTCAAGATGGATTAAATAGTTCATTAGTCTATAATTTTCCAAATAGTATTAGATTTTCAGACCATTCAATTGCTGTTGCTAAAATTTCTATGTATTACAGTTGGACTAATATAAATGCTTTTCCTTTAGCTAACAATACTTTTCAATACCAGACCATTATTGGTGGTGTTACTCAAGCAGCAGTAACGGTTACGATACCAGATGGGGTATATGAAATAAGTCAATTAAATGAATTTTTACAGTTCACATTTATAAATGCTGGGTTTTACTTAATTAACGATTTAGGACAGAATGTTTATTATGCTGAATGGATAGTGAATCCAACTCTTTATTCAATTCAAATAAATACATATCCAGTTCCAACTTCTTTGCCTTTAGGTTGGACGCAACCTATTAATTGGATAGGTTATCCAACAGTCACTTATAATCCATCATTAATTCTGCTCGCTAATTTTAATAAGATATTGGGATTTGCTATAAATTTTACAACTCCATTAAGTTCTGGAGTGGGAAATATTTTATCATTTACTTCATCAATTGCTCCACAAGTTCAACCTAATCCGACTTTATTTGTAGCATCAAGTGGAATACAAAATATTTACGCATCGCCTTCATCTATTATCTATTCGGTAACACCAGTAGTTGCTGTAGGGGAACAAATAGTGGATACTCCAAACGAGTATGTTTTTTCCAAATTTTTAGAAGGAACTTATAGTGACATACGGTTACGATTTTTGGGCACAGATTTAAATCAAATAAAACTATTAGACCCAACTATGACTATAACCTTACTCATTAGAGATAACAAATTAGAGGGATTTTCTGGTAATCTAGGAAAACAGCAGTATACAATCCAATAGGGTCTTATACTATCTTATAATATATTCGTTAAATTTTGTTAACAAATATATTAAGGGAATATATAATGAGTGACATTAACGAACAATTTTTGAACGAACTATTTGATAAATTTAGTAAAGAACAGATGAGGCTATTAACTGATATGAAACAAGGAAATAGTGAGGAAAAGGATAAGGATATACAAAAACAAATGTCCTTCCTGAATACTTTAGCAACAACAACGCTAAGATATAGAAATCATAAAAAGGCTATGATTGTTAAATTAAATTCTTAGGATATATATATAATGCCCTTTTTTAATCCAGCAAACATTAAAGGACGAATAATTAAACGAAAACAATCAGCTGTAGGAGGTTCTATTTTACTGTCAAAGGGTGGTCCTGGAGTAGGAAGTAGTTACGATAGTGTTGAAGAATATAAAAAAATAACTGGAACTGGAGTTTTAGGAAATAAATTAAGAAGTCTAATTGTAAAACCTGTTGGAGCACCTATTAAAAAGAATATCAAATTTAATCTTTAGATTAGACATCTTTAGAATAGACTTAAAGACATATTAGTATGTATAGTAATGACAGAATTTAAAAAAATAGAGATACCTAATTTTTCAAATTATGAAGTAAATTATTTAGGAGAAGTGCGAAATGTTAAAAGACAAACTCTTTTACGAGCTGGGAATAATAGATTAGGATATTTAGGATATTGTCTATATGGTAATGATGGTGAAAAAAAATCATTCAAACTTCATCGTCTAATAGCTTTAGCATTTATTCCTAACCCAGATGAAAAACCACATATAGACCATATAGACCATAACAAGTTGAATAATTCTATATCAAATCTTCGCTGGGTTACAAGAACTGAAAATAATCAAAACGCATCTGTTAGAAAAGAGAATAAGAGTGGAGTGGCTGGAGTTACATTTTTTAATATTAAGAAAGTTTGGAGGGTTACTCGGCAAAGAAGAAATTTAGGATATTTTAAAACTATGGAAGAAGCAATTAATTGTAGGAACAATTCGGAATATATTTAGGGAATTAATTAATTAGTTCAGAATTCTTTTTTTTTTATCTTGGGATAAATATATAATATGTCTTTTGATGCTATGATTTATGATATGTCACAAGTGTCTGATGTTCAGCCTTCTGTCTTTGTTAAGAAAGATTGGTTATCAATTCTTGATAATCAATCCCAGAATTATTCTGGTAATCAGTGCGTAATTGATACGAGCCAGCTCGCAAACAGTAACAAGTATATGAATTACAGAGAGGCTTACCTTTCCATTCCACTTTTGCTCACTCTTAATCAGACTGCTGTCGGTGTTGGTATTGTTCCTGCTACTGCCGCAACCAGTTGTGACTATGTTTTAGCACTAAAAAACTGGAGTGGTTCTTTGGTTCACTCCTTAACTTTAGATTATAACGGGACAACTATAGTTCAACAAACGGGTTTCCAAGGTATTTGGAATACTTTTAAACTTTACTGTTCTATGTCTATGGCTGATGTAATGGCTGAAGGAGCATCTATTGGGTTTTTTCCTGATGACCCCTTAGCTTTCCAGCTAAATCAAACTGCCTCTACATCTGGTATTGGTATTTCTAATAACAGAAATGCTTTAGTTGCTTGTGGACCTGTGGTAACTGGTGCTTTGAATTCTTACACAGATAGTAATAACGGAGTTCCAGCTCGTCAAATGTGGATTAACTATGATAATGATGGTCTTACGGGAGTTGGAGCTGGTGCTTTTTCTTTGCTCAACTCACAAGCTAATATTAATGCTCTTTACAAGTCAAGTGTTCTTACTAAGGTAAATGGAACTGGGGGTGTTATTGGTGTATTTCAGCAACAGGCTATGGTTCAAATCAAGTTGAAACACTTACATTCCTTCTTTGATAATGTTCCTTTGCTCAAGGGTGTATTTATGAGGTTGACCCTAAATTTGAATAATACTTCATTCAGTTTTACTTCTGCTGGTGTTGGTGGTGCTATTACTCTAAACTCTGTATCAACTCCTTATGGTGGTGTAAATCCTTTGATGCTTTGTTCTTCTGCGGCTGGTTCTGGTTCTGCTGCGGCTCTTGGTGCGGCAACATATATTGCTTCTGTCGCTGTTGGTCAACGAGCATTAGCTTCAGGAACTGTTGGTGTTGCTGGTGTTCAAAATGGAGTGTTGGCTTCATCTATTACTCTTAATGTGCCTGCTTACACTTTTAACCCTACTTTTGAGGCATCTTATCTATCACATCTAACATAGTAAAAGCACTGACTAGTTTCAAATTTCAAACTGTCAATCAAACCAGAAGCCAATCCGTCAGTCTGTCCACCATTAATAGCCATCTGTCCGTAAAGTTGGTTCATAAATTGCTCGTAAGCGTAGCGCTGAGTATTGTAAATCATATTTTGACCAGCAATTACCACATTAAAATTGGTAAGTAAAGCTAGCGGAGCCGTTGTTCCAGTCCCCGCAGTATCATATGGTGACTGAAATTGAGGAACAGAAATTCCTAAATTACCGGGCACAGCAGCAGTTGTGCTCAAAAATGGAACCACCAAAACTGACTTAATTCCAGCAATACCGTTAGACACCAAACTATTAATTTGTCCATTACCAGCACTAATGCTCTGAATTAAATACTGGTAAATATCAGTATAA